GGTTGCAACATGCCCTGTGATGTTTTAATTTCCGAGTTTGCAAAAAATACCGATGAATACTTTAATGAATATGACTTGTTGATCATACCCGGTGGTGTTGATAATACCGAGTACCTAAGGATGGTACCCGAGGTGCAGGAATTTGTGCGTCGTTGGAATCAGGCCGGCAAATGCTTGTCTATTATTTGTCACTCCCCGCAAGTTATCATAAGTGCCAACATGGCACAGGGCAGAACAATGAGCGGATTTTATTGTATCAAACATGACATCATTAATGCCGGTGCCACCTATGTGGACCAACCTGTCGTAGTAGACGGTAACTTAATTTCCAGCCCACACTATGATCACATGGGACCGTGGATGGAAGAAACTTTAAAGGTATACGAAAAAATAAATGGATAATCATCAAACTGTTATTGTACGTAAGCCCTGGGGCTACGAATATCTAGCATATAAAAATGATACGGTTGCATTATGGGTGCTGCACATTGCACATGGGGAACGTACCAGCATGCATTGCCATCCCACAAAAACAACTGGATTGGTGGTGTTGGGTGGCGAAGCAGAAATAAATTTCATTGCAGATAATCGAAGGTTGACTGCCCCGGCCAAGCAAATGATACGTCGGGGATTATTTCATCAGACCCATGCAGTAAGTGAACAAGGTGTCGTCATGTTTGAATTTGAAACACCCATAGACAAAGACGATTTAGTACGATTGCAAGACAACTACGGAAGAGAAAATTCCGGTTACGAAGACATACAGCATGAACTTCCAAAGACAGAAGATTGTGTCTGGATCGACGACACCAAGTTCAATCAATATTTTATTGGCTCTAGCACGGTCACTGTGATGCCGGTCGTCAATCTATCCGACCTGGATGAATTACAAGATGATGACATCATTGCTTTTATACGGGGCGGACTGATAAAGGTTATTAACCGTAGAGAACATTTGGTCACAATGCCCGGTGATGTGGGTCATGCCAAGGTTGTCAAACATGTAGCAAAACAAATGGATGCATTTGCAGAAAATTCTGCAATAATGGTAATCCAAAAACAATACTTTAACCAATGTTAATATGAAAATATCCGACTACGTAGCTGAATTTTTAAAATCAAAGAATGTTGATTGCGTGTTTGCAATCACAGGATCCGGAAGCATCAGGCTTATTGAAAGTGTGGATCAGGCAGGTATACAATATGTGTGCCCACACCATGAACAGGCCGGAATCATGTCTGCACTTACCCGTATGCGAGCCTCGGGCAATCCTGCTGTCATGATGGTGACTGGTGGGCCTGGTGCCAGTAATACACTAATTGCCGTTGCTGATGCACACCTGGACAGTTTGCCACTGTTGATGATTGCTGGACAAGAAAATTCCGAGTACGTGTTCCCAGCAAACCGAATGCGTGGCAAGGGAGTGCAAGGACTGGACATGGTGGACATTACCAAGACAGTTACTAAATTTGGCCGCACATTACAGAATCCAATAGATATACGTCGCTTGTTAGAAGAAGCATACTACTGGGCCTATGAAGGTCGCCCGGGTCCGGTCTGGATTGAAATTCCACAGAATCTACAACATGCACAAGTAGATCCTGACACACTGGTAGGATTTACTCCAGTGCTAGAACCAAAAGCAGACATGGCACAGGCTGCAGCCAAGACGCTGGAATTAATTCGCAATGCAGAACGACCACTATTGTGGGTGGGCCACGGGGTCAGATTGAGTGGCGCACAAAAGAAAATGCGTGAACTACTGGATCGGCTGGGAGTACCAGCCCTGGTAACCTGGCAGGCTGCTGATCTTGTTCCTGATGATCATCCGTTGTTTGTGGGCCGTGCTGGTACATACGGACAACGATTTGGTAATTTAGCATTACAAAACTGCGACCTCTTGATTACATTGGGTACCAGAATTGCATTACCACAACGAGGCTTTAATGATGCCAACTTTAGTCGTGCAAGCAAAAAAGTCATTGTGGAAATCGACCCTGTGGAACTTGAAAAGTTCAAATTTAATATAGACGTACCTGTGTTGGGCGACGTGGCAGACTTTATTGACAGTATGTTAACTGAATCGGAGTCAACCAAAGTGGATAACCGATTTGACTGGTGGAAAGACAAAATTAAATCCTGGCAATACAAATATCCCATGGCCACACCTCCGGCAAATGAAAATGCTCAGGGTATCAACAGCTACTGGTTCATTGAACAGTTAAGCAAACAACTGGATCAGGATCATCTGATTGTTACAGACATGGGAACCAGTCTTACCTGTACACATGCCGGCATTAAACTTAAAGATGGACAACGCATGATGACGTCGACTGGTCTGGGAGAAATGGGATTCGGTTTACCAGGAGCCATTGGTGCTGCATTGGGCGCGAAAGATAAAAAAGTTGTTCTCATTGCCGGAGAAGGTGGCTTGATGATGAATCTACAGGAATTCCAGACACTGAAACATCTGGGCCTTGACATTAAAATATTTTTAATCAACAATAACGGTTACCTGACTATCAAACATACACACAATGCTATCTATAAAAGCAATGGCAATGCCAGTGCATGTGGTACCAACTCGGGTGTGACTTTTCCAGACTTTAAACCCTTGGTTGAAGCTTTTGGCTTCCCATTCGTTAGAAAAGATACAGCAAAAGATCTAGGAGACTGGATTCGTGGTATTTTAGATACCGAGGGATCAGTAGTGGCCGAGATCGCCATGCTGGAGTTCCAGGAACTAATACCCAAGAGTGCTGTAAAAACTAGACCAGATGGCTCGATGTATTCCAGCCCACTGGAAGATTTATATCCATTCCTGTCACCGGAAGAATTGGCGGCAGAGATGATTGTACCATTAATTAAGGAATAAAATGAAAAATTGTGAGCTGGGTGTGTTTGTTAAATGCCCCCATCCTGAAATGATTGAAGCCATTGGCATATCGGGATTGAACTTTGCTGTAGTGGACATGGAACACACACCACTGGGGCCTAAAGAATTATATCCCCTTGTACTTGCCGCTGAACGTAGGAACCTATCCCTTATAGTCCGTATCCCGTTTAAACAGGATGCATACTTTAAATGGTGCAGAGACTTAAATGTATCACGTATACAAGTACCGCACATTGAAACTGTTGCTGATGTAGAGTATGCTGTTCGACACAGTTACTTTAATCCAGTGGGTGAACGTGGATTGTGCCGATTTGTTCGTGCAGCAGATTTTGGTAACATAGAAAAAACAGAATATATCCAAAATGCAAATCAGTCAAATAGACTGATACTACAAATAGAAGGACAATGTGGGCTAGACAACATTGATGCTATCATTGATGCTGTGCCACCGGGAGTCTCTTTGTTTATTGGCCCATATGACCTATCGCAGTCCATGGGCAGACCCGGAGATATATGGCACGAGGATGTGGTTAATGCCATGCAGAGTATTGTAACAAAATGTGAACAGCGAGGTATAAGTGTAGGTACATTTACTGACACCCACGAAGGTATTGAATTTTGGTCCAAACGTGGACTACAGTTTGTGCAATATGCGTCGGACCTAGATTTATTCATCCATGCAGCAAAAGATTTACGATATACCACCATTATGAAAGATTTACTGTGAGCATAGACACATTTGTAGAAGAAATTTTCCAGCACATTACTATCAAAGAAACTGAATACGGTGACTGTTATTATTGGCCCCGAAACGATCAGTATTGTTGGCAAGGTCTTAACTCAACAACAATAACTCCGGATAGGATTGCACAGTATGTGGACAAACGTTCTTGTGTTATACAGGCCGGTGGCAATGCTGGATTTTATATTAAAAAATATGCCGAGATGTTTGATCGAGTGTATACGTTTGAGCCTGATCCGTTAAACTTTTTTTGCTTGAATGCCAACACTGTAAATCACCCCAATGTAATAAAATTTCAAGCTTGCGTGGGCAATGAACGAAAAATTGCCAACATAGAAATGCATAACCAGGATTTTGGCGGAATCCATGTGTTTGAAGGCGTAACAGAAGTAAGTAAATTTAACATGACACACAAAATTGGTGTGCCCGTTATGCTAATTGATGATTTATCCGTTGAATCCTGTGATCTGCTACAACTTGACACCGAGGGCTATGAATATTACGCACTATTGGGTGCAGAAAAAACCATTGATCAATTTCGTCCGATAATATGTATAGAGCATGTTTGGTCTGAATCAAGGTACGGAATTAAATTGGCAACTATAGAAGAATTTTTATCAAAATGGAACTACAAACTAATTGATTCGTTTGAAGCAGATCGTGTATACAAAGCACAATGAAAAAAATATTAATAACCGGAGCTACTGGATTTCTAGGACACTTTTTAGTTAGAGAATTTGTATCGGACCACAAAGTTGTTTGCCTTGTGCGTCCAGGAACTAAAAACTTATCAAGACTCGAAGATGTTCAGGATCAGGTGGAATTTATTGAACATGATGTACGTACCAACTACGATAGTTTATTGAATAAACTAAATGACGTAGAAGTGATATTACACCTCGCTGGAAACCCCAGTGCAGAAGCTTCCATCAATGACCCCACGGCCGTGGTAATAGACAATGTGGTGGGAACTGCACATTTACTAGAGCTAGCAAGAAAATTACCATTAAAAAGATTTTTCTTTTATAGTGCTGGTGAAATCTTTGGTCCGATCCCCCCGGGCACAGACTCAAATGAAAATGATAGATACAATAGTGTTAGTCCTTATGCAGCCAGTAAAGCCGGTGGGCAAGAACTATGTGTCTCCTATACCAATACATTTAATGTTCCGGTGAGTATTATTCATATCACAAATACTTTTGGCCAACGAAGCCAGGGAAAACGCTTTCCGGTGATCACAATTAAAAAGTTGCTCAACGATGAAGCATTAGACGTACATATAGGGCCTGATGGATCCATTGGTGGCCGCAGATGGTTACACGCTGCCAATGTGGCATTGCATACCAGATTTATCTTGGATAATCAAAAAACTCTTTGTGAAAAATGGAACAGTGCCGGTAATAAGTTTATTAACAATCTTGAATTTGCAGAAATGATTGCTGGTGTATTGGGCAAAAAATTAAAGCATAATTTTATACCAGTAGACAGACCCGGCCATGACTCATATTTTTCATTATCGCCTGATAAAATTTATAATGCCGGTTGGGTTGAACATATCAGCATGGAACAACGTTTACAAGAAACAGTTGATTGGTATAAACAAAACATTACCTGGTTAACTAGAGAATGAAAATAGCAATACTAGGCGCCAATGGATTTATTGGTAAATCATTGATTCCGTTCTTGCAATACGAACACACACCAATACCGGTCACCCGAGATGTACTTGACCTAACTGACTTTGTGTCTGTACAAAAATTCTTGACCCAGGAACAATTTGATACTGTTGTAAATTGTGCTACGTCCTACCAGCTGGATCAGACATTATTGACAGATACCAGAAACAACCTAGGTATCTTTTCAAATTTTTATCATAACAGTAATCTTTTTGGTAAATTCATTAACCTGGGTAGTGGTGCAGAATATGATGTCGTCACCAACATTGACCATGCGAAAGAAGGATCTATTTTTAATTGCTCACCAGCAGACAGTTATGGATTTGGGCATAATATAAAAAGTAGACTGTGTAGTAGCAAGGAAAACTTCTATACTTTGCGAATATTCGGATGCTTTGGTGCCAACGAGACTGCACGAAGACTGATACCAAGATTTTTAGATACACAGCAAACATTTTATCTAGAAAACGATAGATACTTTGATTTTATATCTGTACAGGATCTATGCATTGTAATAAAAAGTTTTATTGAAAACACACACATGATCAAAGACGTCAATTGTGTGTACAATGATAAACAAACACTAAGTGCATTCTTAAATAAATTTAAAGAACTACACCAAATAAATACCAACGTTGTAGTAAAATCAACAAACAACAACAATTACACCGGCGATGGTCAATTATTGGACTCGCTAAACATTCAATTATCCGGATTAAAAACTGGATTGGAAAATTACTTTATGGATTTCAAATAATGTACGTAGAACAAAAATGTGTGGCATGTCATTCTACAAATATAACAACAGCTCCTGCAAAACTAGCCAGATTTGTTGCCTGGAAAGCTCTTGACGTTCCAGTTGATGCAGATATCGAAGTGCAAGGTATGCAATGCCTGGATTGTTCGTTTGTGGGATCAGTGGATCGATTCTTGCCCCAAGAAGAACATAACTTATACAATGATTATCGCGGTGCTGAGTACACTCGGATCAGGACTATTTGTGAACCTGAATATCCCAAGATTACAGAATTTATCGAACATGATTACTGCGATAACAGAAAGATTGGTATTAGTGCATTAATTAAAAAACATGTAGACGTTACCAAAATAATAAACATGCTGGACTACGGCGGTGATACTGGATCAATGATTCCAGATACGCTAGTGGATAGCAACAAGTATGTGTATGACATCAGTGAAGTTCCGACTCTACCGGGTGTAAAAAAATACAATCAGTATAAGTCAGATCAGCCGTTTAATTTTATAATGTGCTGTCATGTACTGGAACATAAACCCGATCCTGATGATTTGCTAGAGGACATCAAACGATTCGGTAATGCCAATACTTGGTTTTATTTTGAAGTTCCAAATAATCCCAATCCGTTTATTGGTACCTTCCATGAACACATCAACTTTTTTAATTTAACGTCATTGACTGCGTTACTTGAAAGAAATGGATTTAGAATCGAAGATCATTTCGAGTATGGATTTAGTTCTGCTATTCCCTGTCATAAAAATAACCTATGTGTACTGGCTAAACTATGACCGTGTTTGATTGCTGTATGTTCCTAAATGAGAACGATCTCTATGAGATACGGTTAAATCAGCACTGGGATTTTGTAGACAAGTTTCTGGTAGTCGAAGCAGGAGAAACACATACCGGTATCAAAAAGTCCTATAACTTTGACCATGAGCGGTTTGCTCCTTATGCATCCAAGATAGAGTATAGAAAGTTTGACAGTTTTGATGAAGCCATGGCACAGTATCCTGAACTATTAGATGCCAGTGCCCAAGCCGAGCGTGGTCCTCTACATGATAACATGTCCTGGACCAGGAATGACTTCCAGACCAACTACTATTATATGTTGATGCAGGAACTTGGAGCACAAGACGATGATATTGTGTATTACTCTTGTGCTGATGAAATTATTAAAAAATCTGCATTTGATCAATGCGTACAAATATTAAAAGATACACCAAAATCTGATGAACTAAGACCAATTTTTATGTTCCATTATTGGTTGTATGCGTACAAGATTAACCTACTACACAAACACTGGTCTGTTGATCGATCGGGCGGATTAACCGAATTCGGTAACTTTAAGCAAATGTTACCCGCAACTATTAGAAATCATTATGTATGCAGTCACAACGTTGCTGATGCAGGCTGGCATTTTACATTCTTGGATAACACTGATGGTGAGATGGTGTTACAAAAACAACGAAGCTGGGCACATAGTAAAGACACTATACCAGGCCAGAAGGTAAAGTTTGAGCATACCACGAAACAGGAAGCAGTGGCCAGATTGTTTGCTGATTACAAATTACAACTAGTGGACATATTGCCTGACACTCATCCTCAGTATATAATAGACAACATGGAAAAATTTCAAAATATAATTTATAAAGCACAATAATATGACAACAAAAATAGTTTACGTTACCGGATGTTTGGGATTTATTGGTTATAGTGTAACCCGCCAATGTTTAGATGCAGGATACCATGTGATAGGTGTTGATAAAAAAACCTATGCAGCAAATGTGCATTTTTTACCTGAACTACTGAAGTTTCAGAATCAGTTTAAATTTATTGAATCTGACATCAATGACCTTGAAATGCTATATGACTGTGATTATATCATCAATACAGCAGCAGAAACGCACGTTGATAATAGTATAGCAAGTTCGGATGTATTCCTGCGTAGTAATATCAATGGAGTACATCATTTACTAAAGTTAATTAAAGAAACCAGTAGATACAAGAAGCCGGTGCTGTTACATTTTAGCACTGATGAGGTCTACGGCGATATCGTTGAAGGTGCACATGCTGAAACAGATTTACTAAAGCCCAGTAATCCCTATAGTGCAACAAAAGCAGCAGCAGACATGTTGATACTTGCCTGGGCACGTACATTTAATGTACCCTATGTGATAGTAAGACCCACAAACAATTACGGTATTGGACAATACACTGAAAAGTTTATCCCCAATGCTATCAAGAGTCTTAAACTGGGAAGGAAAATTCCCTTACATAATTTAGGAACACCAAGACGAACCTGGTTGCATGTGGAAGATACTGCTCGTGCTGTAATTACTATTGTGGAGTCCGGTGTACAGAACGAAATCTACAACATATCCGGAAACTATGAAGAACAAAATGTTATCATTGCAATGAAAGTTTGTGATTTATTTGGCCATGGCAAGATTGATTACATGAACCAACTGGACCTTACCATCACTAGACCCGGCCAAGATGTACGCTACAGTATCAATGATGATAAATTACGAAGCCTAGGGTGGAAACCCCAGGCTGTTTTTGATACTGAACTAGCTAAAATAGTAGAATACTATCGAACTAATTTTGTGTGGTAACTTCAATCCAGGTATAATCACCCAAACAACTCACTTGAGCAATGTAAGCGTAATGCTCGGGTGGGCCGGTACTCCAACCACTGGGACCTTGATGGCACAGTCTTGTGTTGTTTATCTTGGTGTCAAAACATAACCAATACGTTTGTCCAGGATATATTTGAAACTGATATTCTGCAGCATGTACTGCGTCTGTAATATACAATCTACGTTTAATATCTTCTGCTTGTTTCTGTAAAACCTTTACCAAATCCATAATACGATTATATTCTTGCTCGGCATGCATGCGAGCAATATTAATCATGAGATCTTTTTGTTTTTCTATAGGAATTAAATCAAAGGCAGGACCACCGACTTCAGTGGGGTATGGAGTAATATTTTTATTAAAAAAGGCAATGAGGCCGCCATCGACCTCACTGTCATAACTATTTTTACCCTTGGCTACATTACTCTTTTTCTTTGTCATAGGGCTTTTTAAGGATCACAGGCTGCTCCTCCTTTAGTACTGGTTCCAGTCTGAGTTCTTCTGGACGCATAACAGCTGAATCAGGATTTCGAGTATTCGACAATACCAGGGAACACCCGTTGAATATCGCAGTTAACGGATAACATATCACTGCCAGTACTGCAACTAGTGCCACTCCCGCGGTTAATACGCCAATACCAAAAATAGTCATTGAAATCTCCAACATCAAATTCCAAAATCCCATTACCCCAAAGTCCAGATAGTTTGAAGGATCAGAAGTTATTTGTTTATGAGATCTAACATGATCTCTAAGTGTAATCACTAGATCATTATATTTTCCAAACAAAATTAGCAAGATACCTCTATACAGTTCAGTCATTTTAATATTTCCTTTTTAATTAGTTAAATCTTTTATTGATTCATGATCAATGTCATTGAAATCCGCCTTGGAAAAATCCAAAGCAATCCTGTGCAGTAGGCGGCTTTCTATGTCTTTAAATTCCCATCGTTTGTGTATGCCCAACCATTGCTCGGATATCACAATATCACCATCTTGCCACTCATGATGATACATGTACTTTTCTTGTAACACATGATCCCGAAGTTTAGTAATAAATTGACCACTTTCTTCTTCAGTCATACCATCAATTTGATGTATTTGCAAGAATGGAAAAAATAATCCGGTTTGTCCGGCATTATTGGTATGAACCAGGTTGGGAGTAAAATGATAATTTACATCCTCGTCCTTTCCAAAATCTTCTTCACTGTACGCACCTTTTTTAAACCCATTTATTAACTTTTTATCATTGTAATAAATTTTATCTTGATCACTTAACTCATTATAGCTCATGATGTTGTTGATCCAACTTGTTTTACTTCCTTTGGTACCTTTTACTCCATACAGCCAAATAATTGGGTGACGCCATTCATTTGCAGTTTGATTTGCATGCCAGTCCAGTTCACTCACATGCCCAAATACACCCGGTTGTCCATGTTCATTTTTTTCTCCAGTCACACGTACAACTTTATTGTCAGAATCAGGTATAACAATCTCGGAGAATCTATTACCAGTAGTATTCACCTGAGTGTAATCTTCTATATTCCCAATTAAACTACAAGCTCTTAACTCATCGTCTAGTGTTAGTTGTTGATTCTTGATTACCACCACAGTATTGCTGGCAAGATACTTGGCAATTGTATTCATTTCCTGTTGTGTGGCGTCTTGTAGTCGTAAATCTTCAACCAAGATCGTCCAATTATTTTCATGTAATTTGATCTTCATTATGATCCTTTCAATAAATGTTTTTTGTCTGTGATAGATTTAAATTCATCAGCTTCGGACATTGGAGGTTTTCTTTTAGTTATAACGGGCCAGGTACGGCTGATGTCGCTGTTAATTTTTATCCAGTAATCTAAATCTGGCGTTGTGGTATCGCCATCAGCCACAATAGCGTTAACTGGACACTCGGGCACACAAACAGCACAGTCAATGCATTCATCGGGATTAATAGCTAGGAAGTTGGGGCCTTCGTAAAAGCAATCCACTGGACAGACTGCCACACAATCAGTATATTTACAATTAATACATGCCCCAGTTACTACATAAGTCATATTATATTATTGTTCCAGTTAAAAACGTGGTACCCGGAGCCGGAATCGAACCGGCATGCCCTTGCAGGCGAGAGATTTTAAGTCTCTTGTGTCTACCTATTTCACCATCCGGGCAGTTTAAGTTGGTGGGCCGGGAGAGATTCGAACTCTCTGTCTTCCGATTATGAGTCGGGCGCCTATACCAGGTTTATGCTTCCGGCCCATAAATGGATTATAGTTTTTTTGAGCTTGAAAGTCAACTTATTTATAAGTGTTTAATGTGCTGCGTTGCAATATAAATAACAGTATCACCCACAAGGAGAAAAACGTGATCGACTTCAAAAGTCTCAAGGAACGTCTACGAGAAATGTTTCCAACTCAACATAAAAGCGATGTAGAACAATTTATAGCAAGTAAAAATCCTAAATCAGCTGCAGATGTTGAGCATTGGATAAAGCAGTGGACCTATGGTAAAGAAAAGCCGTTGGGTTTATGATAAGTAAAATTCTAAAACTAATCATTGCAGCTAGACAACGTAGAGCAGATTTGTATCTACGATGCTTGGTCTCAACAATTTAAGTTATTCCTTGGGGAAATGAAAATCTTTGTCCAACCAGGTGGTTATTATTTCCTCTTGTTTAACAAATCCAAACCGATTTATACAATGTACCACGCTGTCATTTAGTAAATTCATTTCTGCTAAATTATACCAGGTGGTTGTTTTTGGATTCATGGGTGCAACATCTGATTTGTAAACTGCAACATGTAACCAGGGGTCGTTGGCTTTTTTAAGGAAATAAGCATCTCTGCAGTCAAACCCATTTACTGCCAACATATACATTAAATTAACTATGTTATAGTTATGATAGCACCCGGACCAACTTGCATTTTGTAATCGATTGTATGCGTAATGCACTGGTTGAGGGAAAATTAGAACCATCATACCATTTACATTAAGTTGTTTATTCCATATCTTTAACGTATGCAACGGGTTAGTCACATATTGAAATGAGTCATGCGACCAGATAAAATCAATTGTTCTGGGAACTGGCTGATCATTCTGATCGAAATCTTGTTCAAGGATTCGAATATTTGGTATATTGGGTATATTTTTATTTTGTGCTATACTTTTTAAATTGGTGTCTACGCCAATACATTTATAGTTCCTAGGCTCGGGAGGATCATCTCTGGTTTCCAGGGTTGCCCACCATTCTAAATCTAATCCAGATCCACACCCAAAATCAGCAATAAATTCTAGACTGTCAAGAAAACTATCATACATGTAAAATAAATTTAAAGTTTCTAAACTGTGTGCATGACTTTCTTGTGCATTTTTAAACAGTACCATTTGTTAAAACCTCTATAATAACTTTTTTCTTTAAGGGAATCAGTCTTGATTCAAGTTGATGGCATGCTTCTGCGACATCAGTGTCTTCACCCCAGTTTATTTGTCTGATCAGATGATTTGCCCACTTGGTGCATGCATCTTTTTCTAATTGAATATCCACAGCGTTGTATCGTGGTTTTGCGTGTAAGCACAAATAAAATTCTGCCAACAAGTTTCTGGCATCTTCTCTAACGTCTATCATATTACAATATCCTCCATACCTGCTGTACGCAATCGTACCACATGACCCAACATAAAGTTTTTACTCTCAAGGCCTTTCATAACACCCAGCCATTTATTTCTTATAAGCGCAACCTCATTGATGATAGTCTCAAAATCAATCACCTCATCCTCACCGTCAACATACTTTTCAGCATCTCTACTAGTCAGTGATCTGGCATAAGATTCGAGATACTTTTGAAAATGTTTACGTCTAATTTTACGTAACTGTATATTTAAGTAGTTAAGAACAGCTTCAATTTCTTGCAATTGATTAAAACGATGCTCAGTGATGCCGGGGAGGTTTGCAACAGACTTTTCCACGTTACCTTTAATATAAGTTTCACTTTTAGCCTGTGCAAGCTCACCTTCATAATAATCAATGAAATCAGGAATCTTTGAAAGATCTGCAACTACTTTATTATACCACATTATGTATCAATCCATTTTAGAAAACTTGAGGGAAATATACTGGTGTTCAAATTTCTTCTACTAGAGAATTCTTTAAAAAAAGTAGATAAATTCTTTCTGTCAAATTCGGAACAAAGTGTACTATTTTCCAAATTTTGAATAATTACATTCAATCGACCATCATTTTGATCTCGATAGGATTCCAATAACTGAGATTTAGTATACTCGTCGAGAACAGTTATATTCATGAAAGCGGGGGAGTTACAAAATTGCTGCTTGATTGGCGCATCTGCATATTTTAAAAAATCAATAAATCCAAAAATTGTAAGGTTACTTAGAACTGATGAAAAAATATATTGTATTCCAGATTTTTTAATTAGTTTTACAATTTTATCAAAATTTTCAAAGCTTTGACCAAAGCGATTAAACTCATAAAAATGCCCCACATTTTCAGAACTGATTGCAATTTTTAAATTAGGAAATGACTTTAACTCATCCAATCTACCTGCAAATTTAATTATATCTATACCAGTCCCAGTATACACAGTCACTTTTACATTTTTTGGAATTTGTTTGATTAAATCAAATGTGAAATCATATAAAAAAGGTTCGCCCCCGCTTATTTGTATATGATCTACTGATTCAAACATTTCAGTTAAACTGTTTAACAATAGTTCAAAATTTTGTCCCGAGTACAAATTTGACTGCGACAGATTTTTGACCACATGATCCCTTGCAGTTAAAGAATACTTGTTACCTTCATTTTTAATATCGTAGCTGCCATTTTTTACTATGTCTTGCAACCATGTTCTACTATAATTTTTGCAGCAGTACGAACAGGTTAAATTACATCGACTGCCAATAACAATGTCTATGGAATTTAGGCTATCAATTTTGGTTGATTGGTGCGTCTTTATGTTAGTACCGCCAGTTTGCCTGACACTCAATTGTCCAACATCTTCAAGATTCCAACAATATTCCCTGCAACTATCAACAGCCTGGTTGTTGAGCATTGCCGTTCTGTCATTTACTAAAAAATCAACATTTGCAATATTGTTCGATTTTAAATTATTAAAATTAATTCTTTGAAAGGCTGCTGAACAACACGAAGCCACAGAACGATTTTCTAAGTTGACCGATAATTCAGTAAACTTTCGAGAACAATAGTAATCCCTATCAGACAAGGTTAATCCTCATAATCTTCGTCTTCGTTTTCTTCTACAGAATATTCAGTTAACGCACGAGATAAGAAATTATCAGCACTTGCAAATTCTTTTAATTCCAAATCACTTAACAGATCCACCATAACGCTCATTAGATTGTCTGCCACTTCTTGTCGATCTTTAACTGAAATATACTGCTTCATGATGATATACGCTTCACCTAATACTTCTACATCTATAGACATAGTTATGGTTCCTTTTTAAAAATTAATAAATCGTCTGTACAACCGGTGCATCTTTCTTTTTTACATATCGATGGGCCACTAAACAACTGCCATCCTGTAAGTAAATTTCCTAAATTGTCATTTGAACATTCCCCACTCAACACGGTAAAATCAGAGTCAATATGTATTCTATTATACCCTGCATCACACTCCCAACCTTTCCAAAAATCTAGTTGTTGGTTGTGAATCCAATTGGCGCCAACATTGTATGTTTCACCAGTGGATAGTTTAATCGAGCAATTGTAATATGGTTGATTTTTAAAGTTCAAGATTTAACTTACCTTTAAAAATTGGAATATTACGTGTTTGGTGTGAGTAATCGATTTCATTTACAGTAAAACTGACAGAATGATCTGATAATATTTTTTTATAATATTCAATTCTGTCCTGATTCCAAAATTCATTCATTATGTTTACATGTAAAAACTTATCTGGTGCCAATTTATTGTGCAGTGCTATGATTGTATCAAAAAACTTGGTTTCGTCCATGTGTTCGGAATGTGTACTGAATGAAATATTGTCAACATACTTATATAGCTTTAGATAATACTGTAAATTTGCGCTTCCATTGGTTGTTACCAGAATTTTTATTATGTCATTACCATAGTACAGCCTTAGCCACTTAATAAAAGGTAAAAAATTCTTGTTAACAGTGGGTTCACCTCCTGAAAAACCAATTTTATATTTTAGTTTTCGTAATGATGTTTGAGAATGTAAACTTATCCATGCTTGTTGCAACTGAGCTAAACTATGAGCAGTGTCAGTATCATTATGATAAGTGGGAGAACAATACATACAATCGTAGTTACACCTTAGTCCAATTTTCCAAGTCAGACTAAAATATTGCTCAGTAGGTGCAACTTCAATTATTTTATTCAATGTCTTCTGGTACCAGATCTGGCTCCACTACTTGTTGATGTGGATTCGCTGTAAAATTCACCATCACTCGATCTAAACTACTATCTTCGTTACGTTCCCAGGCTTTGCGGAATTGCTTGATAACTGTACCGTCTGCTAGCGTATAACTTAGACTGTTGCCTTCTTTCTTTAATAGTCCTTTACTCTCAAACATATCCACTAGTCCGCTATATGGATTCATGCCTGTTTCATAAGGAATCTTAACTTGGACACTTTCAAATGGTTTATTGTAACGTGTTTTCATAATCTTGCAAGCGGCTCTAATACCTTTAACTTCACTTATCTTGTTGCCATCCTCATCTTCTTTGAGTTTGAGCTTCTTCATGGCAACAACAATACTGCTGGCATAGATAAAGCCTTGTCCACCCGATATCTTGTCGTCAGGATCAAACATGTCTTGACTTGCATAAGTGTGATTGGTACATACTAGACCAATATTTAAATTACCAAACATGTTTACACAGTTACGTACCAGACTGGTAAGTGCCTTGGGTTTACGGCCCATATCACCCTTCATTTCACCTGCTTCAAACTGGTTAACGTCAGTGGGTGTTAACAACATACCCAGGCTGTCCAGGACAAATAGCACTTTGGGCCTACCTTCTTCGGGCAGTGTCTTGTACTCCTTGACAAAATCGCTGATGACTTTGGCTACATCATCAATCATGGCCAGGTTAAGTTTAAGCATTTTATCTTCACTGGTATCCACGCCCAATGCATGCAACCAGGCTTCATCTAGCGCATTTTCAGTATCAACAAGAATAACATAGATACCCTGCTGTTGTGCATTTTTAACTAAATTGCCCGAACAGATAAAACTTTTTCCTGCACCGGATTCCCCGGCAAACACAGTAACCTTGCCCATGGGTATACCTTTATTAAAGTCTCCGCTGATAAGGTAGTTTAGTGCAAAGTTGTTTGTTGAGATCCAGTCTGTTGGATCTGTAAAGCCCACACTAATGCCATCAATTGCTTTAGTGATATTTTTTCGAAATTTTGATACGTCAAATGGTTTTGCCATGATATAGGTCCTTAAAAATTTTAGTGCTATCTAGGCCTCGCCGTTGATCCAGAATTTTTATTTGATCAAACGATTCGGCTAAATTCTTTTCTACTGGTTGGTTAATATGTTCTAATACATTACGATATCCGTTTTCTAATAAGAATCCGGGATGTTCGTTAATTCTTGTCATTAATTGCTCCTTGACTAAGTCTAGCATATTGTCAGGTAGATGTCTAATGTTTAAATAGTCAGGTCCTGTTAAAGCACCAATAATAAAACTGTTATTGTGAAATTTCAGGCCTTTCAAGAAGTCCACACAATTAAAGATTGACTGATAATTCAATAAAAAATGCAGCATGTTAAAGGATACTTTATGATTTAACTTCCGAACAATGTTCAAGTTATCCAGGAAATCTGCCCATTTTCCACCATATCTGATGTACTCATATTCTTGTTCCATGGACTCAACACTTATAACCCAGTGTACATTTTTAAACGTACACACCAAGTCAAATGTATGTGTATCAACCTTGCTTAAATTTGTGTTTATGCGTAAATTAACTTCGGGATTTTTTTCTTTAAGCAGTTCCAGGAATTCTAAATTTTCTTTCATCAATAATGGTTCACCTCCGGCCATGTACACATGTTTTAATTGAGCAGCATGACCAAATATATAATCCTTGAATTGACGTTTCTTGTTTTCTTCCGGAGTCTCAACTTTGATAGCCAATTCGTCGACCCATTGGCTGCTGAATTGCGGTCCGCAGTATACACAGGAAAAATTACAAAGATTACTCCAGCGTACATCAACTGTGTGTAAATCAAATGTAGTTGGTTCATCATAGGTACTAAGAGGAACTGATTTGAGTTCTTTGAGATAAAACACTCGATCACTAATGATATCAAAACTTTTCTTTTGGGTTTCTAACTCATAACACGGAGAGCATCGTGGACCAGGTTCATTGATAATCATGTTAAATCGTGTATGAATATTCTTTACATTGTTTACAATATCTTGAATTGGAGTGTCTTGTATATTGCCAATGGGTGCTGCACTACGAATACAATTTTTAACGTTGCCATCAAAATTATACATTAAACCTGTCCAGGGAACAGGACAAAAGTTGTGATTGGTTAAATACTCTTTACTCTTCATGAATAGTTTACACCCAGTGCAATTTCACCTACATCCAGGTCCATCCCACAGTCCAGTATATTGACCAATTTTTCAGCCCAGGTATTGACCTCTGCAAACGGCCTCGGACTTGTTTGCCCCGGTTGTGTTGCAACTGCACCGGGTTTCACTAGACATAATTTAGGCCAATTGTGTAGGTATAATAGCTGCCGATGTGCCTCTTCTAGTGCCAATTTTTGATTATGGTATTCGATCATTTCAATACCAGGAATAGTACTTACTGGTTCTAGAGTCATCATGGTACTGATATTAATAATTTTTTTATTTTCCTTGCCTTGCCACTCTTTATAAACAGCAAATAACAATTCAGTTTGTGCAAATCCTGCCTGTGCATTATTAATAAAGACGTCACAGTCTCGTATTTTTTCTACCAGTTTAGGTATGCTACGAATATTGTACCCATTACGACGACTCAAACCAACAACGTCGTTTCCTTTTGCTTCGTAAATTTTTGCCAGTGCTTGCCCTATACCAGCACTGTGCCCTGTAATTGCTATTCTAGCCATTTTAAAGGCTCATTGTGAAAAGTAAAACTTGCTACTATACGCGGCACTTCAGTTGCTGTGGTTTGTTCAACGCTATGCTCAATTTGAGAATTAAACACAATTGGTTGTGTCATATCCAATAATTCTGCTACCATCGCACCATTAATATACCATCGATTGGCCCATCCAGTGGTGTTAATCACTGGGAAATTGATTTTTGCTATTACTGGCTTTTCATCAATATGTCTAGGAAGATGTGTGCTATCAGTTACTATTGTTACTGCAGCATGTCGGGGGACCAATTTATTTGTTTTAAAATACTCCAATAAATCAGGTGCTGCATCAAATAAACTTTTACAATCAATAAAGTGCCAGCCATATATTTTTGTATTTAATATGTCTGTTTTTTCTTTGATATATTGATAAATTTGTTTTGAAATTATATTAACATTGTTACAAGGAAGTTCTACATAGCATTTCATATTCCACGTAACTCCTTTTGATGTTCAATAAACTCATCTAGTGCAATCTGGTTGTTCTTGTCAACTGCCACTATATCCGGAAATATATAATTATATGGTTCTGTTAGCGTATTTAAATATTTCACGTTAATCGGATCTGGGTCGTGCAAAAATGCATACGAGTGTTCTAGATGATGGTCAGAAACAAATTGTTTAATCGCCGTAAAATTATGAATATTTAATGCACTAACTGTGGTCCAGGTGTTTAAGTCTACGCCAGGCATATTTTTATACGTTATAAGATTTTTATAAAACTTGTCCCATTTAATGGGCCAACGTACAAAATCGTGTGTTTCCTCTATGCCATCTAGGCTTACTGTAACAACGACTTTAATACCACGATTGGTCAAGTGTTCAATTTCTTCAATTACAATTGAACAATTTGTATTAATCCGCACTTCTTTAACATTTGGTGGTAAATTACGCAATACCTCAAGATAATTTTTACTGGCACTGGGTTCACCACCATTGATGTCCAACTTGACAATACGCCCAATTGGCAATTGCCAAAAACGATTTGTATTGTCCACTATGGGGTACATCTTGGAAGTTAGGCTACCAATCTTGGTGCTATGATTTTCGTCGCAGGTCAAACACCCACTATTGCAGATATTGTCCAGTACTCCACCAACAATCAAGTAATCTCGTCGTGTTTGTTGTTGATGAAATCTAATAGTATGTACACGTATACTGTCTTGCTCTAGTGCTTCAGTTTCTTTACAGCGTATACACTCTGTGGGCCATGGTAATTGTTTTGCTTTGTATAGCCATTCGCTGTTTTCCATCTCCAACAACGAATTAAACTCTGGTGCATTAACCATATGACCACACCGGCTAACAGTACCGTTGGGATTAAATCTTACAAAGTGATTTAAACGAGGACATTGCATAGGTTAATTGAACGTTGTACTACTTCTTGATAAACCGCAGGATACTCCTGTTTGATTGTTTCAATAATTTCGCCAAATGTCACTGTTTGTCCTAGTAGTGTTTCAGTCAACACTTTATCTATTTGAAGATAAAATTGTACCTTGGGATCATACAATCGATTATATGAAATCTTATTATGATTTAAATTTTCGTGTAAATTAGTTACTGTATGTAATTCAGATACAGGATTAATTTTTATTTTTGCTGACGTGAATCTACGAAGATTTACCAGCCAGTGGAATTGTGGGCAAAAATGTCTGTTTAAAAACAGATAATTATTAATTACCCATAACAAAGTTTCTTTATTGTGAATGGGAGTGTTGTGATGTAACCACGTGGTCACACCAGATTGAAATCTGTCAAAAGGGTCTCTAACAAATATTTCCACCAGGTCCAAGGATGGCAATTCTGTGGTATCTAATGTTCTAAATCCAGAATTGTATAAACTGCTGCTGCCATTTTTATATATTGGATAAATGTACCGCTGCGGAGCAACTTCTAGTACTTCGCAGCGGTCCGGGAAAATAATGTTATCTAATTGCGATAACATCTGTTACGACCTTATTTTGCGCGATTACGAATCATCGCTAGGATATCTTCAGCCTTTTGACTGGACGGTTTAGCGGTTACTGGTGCAGTAGCAACTGGTGCATCATCCCCATCGTCAGTGTCAAACGGAGCAGTTTCCGCTGGTGCAGGTGCCGTTACCACGGCCGCGGTCGGTTGCGCCGCGGCGGCCGTCCGGTTATCATCATCTCCACCTTTGTTCTGAAAGCCGCTAGGCTTATAATACTGTCCCCAACGATCTGGGTCGTATGCCTGTCCATCTACACTTGCCTCAAACATTTCTTTGAGTACTTTAAGTTCAACATCACCAGGCCTCTTGGGTAAAAAGTCTGCTAGGTTATGTAAACCATGTGTGTCGATTGCTGCTTGCTCTTGTGCTGTTAGTGCAGTCTCTTTGCGGCTCCACTTGCTAGTGCTGTAGTCTGCATAACCACCTTTACTGGTCTTGGTAACAGTAAAATCCAAGCCAGCAGTGTAATCAGTGGGCATACTTTCTAATTCTGGATCCATTAGTGCAGACTTGATTAAATTAAAAATCTGCGGGCTGATTGCAAACCGGCGTATTGGATTTTCTGGTGTTTTGTCATCCGACAGTGGATTATCTTTTACAAAGCCCTGGAACAAGTAACTTTTCTTCTTCCAATACTTACGACCCATTTCCTCAAGACTTGGATCTTTAAACCATGTACGCACTTCTGCCAGGATTGGGCAAGCCTCTCCATACATCTCCACGCATGGTACTTGTACTACTACAGGTTTACTGTCTGATTGACCTTTAATACCTGCAAACGGTAGTCGAATCATCAAACGTTCAACCCAGAAAAAGTCATTCTTGGGATTTGCGTCTGGTAAGAATCGAATTTTTGCACTAGTGCCTTCTGGAATGTTCCAGTGTGCATAGATGGCGTTGTCTCCGCCCTGTGATGAACCGCTTTGACCACGGTTGTCTTGCGCCTGTAATTTTGCGCGAATTTCTGCTAATGATGTTGCCATAATGTTTTCTCCTTAAGATGGTCTTAGAATGTGCCTAGATACATAATTGCACCGTGCAATTATATAACAAATATATTTATACTACAATGAAAAATTAATTATTTTTTAGAAAGACCACTGAGCCATTTTAACATGGCAATGTCTTCATTTACTACTGGTGCATCTGCAGTACTGGCACCAGTTGGTTGTGGTGCAGGTTGTGGTGAAACTGGCAGCGGCTGAGTTGATGCATTTTGATTTTGCATGTTGGTCAATATTGCTTTGGCCAATACTGTTTCACCATTGGACATCAACCAACCCAGAACTAGTTGTCTGGCATCAGCATCCGGTCCCTGACTTCTGGATAATTTATATAGTGCATTTTTAAGCTCATCGCTGTCCAGGAAATGAATTTCATCCAGTGCAGCCATGGCGTCGACACCGTCAACACCAGTACGTATCGGTGTTTGGGCTAAATCGATCAGGTCTTGTTCATCCTGGTCATCGGAATCCGAATCCCAAGTTTCTTCAGTGATACCAGTTGCCCAGGATTCAAATTCTGTTGTCATAGGACTGTCCATTTTTTGACGATGTTTATATGCACGGAACACGTAAGGTAGTGCTTCGTTAAATCTATCGTCGTAGATTTTTTTAACAAAACGTTCACGTAGTGAATCCACATCGATATTTTCTTCTTCTAGATTAGACTCTTGAGTAATCATACTCATTAGCATTTCGTGACCTTTACGGCCTTGGAGTCTTTTTAAATGATCTCTAACTTCGTTATAACGATAAACTGCTGCTTCTACCATTCCGGTAGTTTCCTGATCTTCAAATGTACGATTACGCATACTACGAACAAAATGACGCATACTGGCCATTTCCTTGACCATTTCGTTAATTAAATCGCTGCCTTCGTCACCAAATCGACCACCGTGTCTTAGATGATTGGCTGTGGCGCGGGCACCGTGTAGATTGGTATGGTCCAAAAGGAAACGCTCACCCACTGGAGTTTCAACAAATACATGTTCAATTTGTCTGCCGCGGGCACCGTGACGATCAGGATCAATTTGATCACGATGTTTAATAATTAGTTTATGTGTGCCAACGTCGCCAAAACTTACATGTTTGTTATTGCCGTGACCGTATAAACGACTTTCGGCTATGGCTAATTCATCTTTGTCGTAGGTGCTGTCTGAGTTGCTCTGTTGCTTGATATCGCGAAGATCTAGATTGCTGCGATTGATATCTCTAACGTCAAACTGTAACATGTTTCTACGGGCGAACTTTCTTAATGCTCTTAAAAATCTGTGCCATTCAGATTCTTGCTCTTCATCAAGTCCTTGAGTAATGTTGGAGCTATAGTACACTCTTAACGAATCTTCGTCTATTAAACTTAGGGTAACATTTCCAAAATTTTCTCCGGATTCGCTAACATAATCAAAGTTAAGGAATCGAGCTTTTTCTGGATCTGTAATACGTTGGGCTTTATCGTCGCCCAGATTGACTCGATCAAATCTTGATCTGATCTTATTGAAGAGTTCTTCGGAAATTTTATCTAATTCACGCATAATGTATTATTTATGGTCGAAATTCATAAAGTATGTATAACTGCTTAACCGCCAGTGATCACTGGGTATTTCGTTCAGCATACCGTGCCATTGTTCTGGACCATTTATCATGATATAACCTGTATTCATCCGATATGGAACACTGTATCTCACATTTTCGCCCTGATCGTCGTGATAAAATACTGTTCCTAGCTGAGATTCTGCAGACTCAGACAGATATATCTGCATGGCTAACTTGGGGGTAAGATTTCTTTCTGCTCCGTCCAGATGTACTGGGCAATGGAAACCCTGAAAGTCTAACCAAAAACTGCTCCAGCATCTTTTGTCATAAAAGCTGATACGCAGATGTTGTTCGATCATGGACAGACAAGAATTATAAACTTGGTCTACTTGGTTTAAAATACTGATGTCTTGGACCAATAACCGACGACGATTGAAATCTGCTTGCATTTCTTGGGAATCCCAGGGATAATCGTAAAACTTTTCCTTTGTTACTAGCTCTAGTAGATCTTCAGGAAGTATGTCCTCTACCAGAAACAAATCCAGTCCATCATCAACAGCAGTTATTTTCATATCATTATAAACGGCATGGGTGCTATGTAATCATCCAGACTATCTCTGAGTTGTTCATCTAACTTAGAATCATAATTTTGTAATGCTTGTGTTATTCGTAATGTCAACAATGTTGCTGAAACTAAATCGTCAGTTTCACCAATTTTGGCTGCAAAACCAGTACCATGAGCAACAAAAGTTTTTAACTCACTAATTAAATTTTTACTGTTAATGGTTATCTTTTTATTTTCAATAAGATTTTTTAACTTGGCACAAACTGCAATTTTAGACTTGTTGGTTGTGGTAAAACCTTTACGATGAATTCTGGATTGACCTATTTTATGTGGTTGACTCAAAAACGTACCTTTGATGTTTTCTTCACCAACTTGTTCTATTACCACCAGGGCAGCTTCGCCCAGGGTGTTATTTTCTACACTGTAATAGATATCGTTTTGTGTGCCAATTGTGTCATACAAATACTCACATATCTCTTTAAGAATAGCAATTTGCCTTTGTATCGGTGTTTTATTGTGTTGCCATTCGCCAACCTGAAGCATGGTGGGTAATTCGAATATCTGTATAGCAGCCGGATCGCCGCCTGTTCCAAGACTGGGGTCTAAACCAAGAACATAAGTTTTTCCACGTTGTGGTTTTCTATACCAGCGCACTTGCCCTTGTCGTTCGATTGGTTCCGAACCCTCGAGTTCAGACAGTTTAATGCTGTCGATCAGAGTTTCATCATAAATCAAGAACTCGCATCCGTGTTCGCGTCTAAAACGCTCTTCACCAATGCGGCCCATTTCTTCCTGTTTCCAGGTTTCGTCACGGTCCGGATGTTCGTCCCAGCGACTCTGATAAGCTTTGAATCCATTAATGCCAATTTTGGTAGGATTACCAAAACTGTCCACACATTTGTTGGCCTGTTTCCATATATGAGCAAACTGATCTTCGTCACTGTTTGGTGTGCTAGTAATAATAGCTTTACCGCCGGTGCTCAGTGTGGGCGATATACTGGTCCAGAATTCTTTGGCAATTGTGGGACGAACGAATGCAAACTCATCGCAGTAGAGTAGTGTAATACTCATACCACGACCAGTTGTTTCTGTGGTTGTTTGTGATACTATTCTGGATCCGTTTTCAAATTCAATTGATCCTTTGTTATAACTGGTAACACCGGCACGTATAAAGTCCGGACATAATTCATAGGCATAGCGTACACGTTGCATAATCTCTTGTGCGCCAGTGTACTTGTGTGCAGCAATAAGTATTGTTGAGTCAGGTTGGAACATCGCAAACCACAATAGGTAACCGGCAGCACTTGTTGTCTTACCTGTTTGTCTGGGCATTAAACTAATGCTAAATCTATTGAAATGATAAGAATCTATAAGACGTTTTTGATATTCAAATGGATGATACAACATTTTTCCTCGAGTGGGGTGTTGTATATAAAAGTAGTTGTCCATGAAATGCCTAGGCCCATCCACTGGATCTGCACATTTGACAAATTCTGTAATTTCCTCTTCAGTAAAGTTGACTTTCTGATAAGGACTCTTTATAATCGTAGTTTCAATTGGTCTTTTTTGTTTTTCCATATTAATTACTTATGTATTACGTTATCAAGAAAGTTTATTTTGAACACTTTGCTTTTGAACAAAGATTATACACCAATTAGTGTACTTCCACTAAGTGTTATACATTGGCAACATGCTATTAAACTTATGTACCTGGGACGTATTCAGGTTATTGAAACTTACCCGGACTGGATCATACACAGTGAAAAACTTGCTATAAATGTGCCTAGTGTGGCTATGACTCGAGAATACTTTAACTTTAAACGTCGGGTAAACTTTACACGTTACAACATGTATCTACGTGATCTATATCAATGTCAATATTGCGAAGATACATTTGATTTTGATGACTTGACTATTGATCATGTTGTTCCTGTAAGTCAGGGTGGTAAGACAGAATGGACCAACTGTGTGACCAGTTGCAAAGCCTGTAATTGGGCTAAAGCAGACAAGGCTGTTATGCAACCCACACGCAAACCATATCGACCGGATTATTGGGCACTGGCTGCTGCCTGGAAGCATAGTCCATTTAGAGTTCGAGATCCCAAGTGGAATCAATACTTGGGTAGAGATCGGGCTGCTGCTTAGATTGGCTGTTCGCCTGTCAGGTAGGGTTTTGAAAACCAGAGTTTGAACCATTCTTCAGTACCCGGGCGAATATCATGTTTTTTCATGAGTTCGCCCTTTTCATTTCCAGTCACTGAGATGTTACTACCAGCAAAGCCCTTGTACTCCTGCATTACCGCACGATTACCAATACCGGCCAATAGTTTGAGCTGTTGTATATCGTCCATTAGTGTTCTCCGTAAGGCACTACTGGACGATCATCGTCGGGCGTGTCAGGACCGATCAGTTGCACCATGACTGTTTGGCATCACCGTAGTATTCTCTAGCAAAACCGTTGGCAATCAATTGAGCACGTAGACTCTTGCCGTTCAGAATGATGTCGCCCAATACACGACCACCAAACTTGTCCCACCCGTATAAAATAACTTGTCGCTGTTGGCTGGCATTAATGAGTCCTTTAGTGAAAACGCTGGCAGCTTCTCCACGCTGCTTTTCGCTATCGCATTGGCCACGGAATCCTTTTTCTGGTGTGTCAACTCCATAGATTCTAACAGCAAGTTCGGGCTTGAGGGGTGCAGGTAGAAAGGGTGCGGCAATAACAACTGTATCGCCATCTGTTACTCTGATAATTTGTGCGTCATATGTAACGCCTTGTGGTGCTTTTTGTGCAAATACAAATACGGGTGCTAATAATAGAATTGCTAATAGTTTTTTCATTGATTTTCCTTGTTAATTTTTTTACCAGGCTCTACATGACCAATATCTAGCACTTGTACGTGGACCTGGATTCTCGCAACGGTGTCTTGCTCTAAAACTTTTACGACGTTTGGGGTTTGACTTTTTAATCTTCATGTTGGGATCACCAAAGTTAACTTTAACTACGTTACCTTTTGCGTTCTTGACATAAACTTTTGATTTTTTAACGTCACCTTGCATGGGCTTGCCGAGAGGAACATTACGACCTTGATATTCTGCTTCATCAATATCTCTGTTGTTACTGCCGTGTATGGGACTTGTACTATCATTGGCAACCGGCATGTTTGAATCTTCAGTCAAGTATCCAACATGCATTAATATTCGCATTGTTTCGTCATCTGCTTCAATAACTATACCATCTTCAACAATATCAACAACTGTGGTTTCAATTACAAGTTCTTCCCTAGCAATTTCTAAATCAAAATAATCACCTATGCTAGGATCATCGTATGACTCTTCTACCTGTTCGATATATTCTCTTAGAGTTTTCATCGCTTGGTTCCTGGTGCTGGTGCTGCTTGTGTTGCGCCCGGAATTCGTATATTTAATGCTGACTGCGTTGTCGTTTTTGGTGTCGGTGATGCTCCTGTACCTGTTGGTGCTGCTGGTCCTGCTCCTTGAGTCTTAAGGGCGCCTGCAAGTCCTGATTGACGGGATGTTTGTGTTCCTTGTACCGGGAATCCACTGGCTCCTGTACCTGTTGGTGCTGCTGGTCCTGCTCCTTGAGTCTTAAGGGCGCCTGCAAGTCCTGATTGTGCTGGTTTGCCCGTTGTAGGAGATTGGGTAGGGGCCGGAGCACTATCAGCTGGCGGCATTGTTGCACCTTTTGGAGGTGTAACCATCTTGCCAGTTTTTTCATCCTGATATGGTTGTTCAGCTTTTAGCACATCGGTCATTTCTTCACGTACCAGGATGCTGTCCAATAGTGATGCTAGTTCTTCATCTAACTCCATGGCCATGGGGTTATCGCTATTGCGATAACTGTGCTTGTATTGTTGTTTTTCACGATTCAGATCGTCGCCTTGACGAATAATACTGTCCACAGTTTGATATTCTTCTTCTGGTTCATTGGCGTATTCTTCCTGCACTGATCCTGATGCCTCCATTGCTTTGTTGTAGGAATCTAAATACTTTCCGCCTTCAAATTCTTCCCAAGATGTATCTTTAAGTTTATGGAATCCCTCGATATCGCCTGCTACAACTACCGGCCAGGCTTCAACCATAATACCCACTCCAGAGTCGGTCACCAAGACATCACCGTCATGAATATCATCGTTAGTTTGCGTTTCGTCGTATAGCTCACGTCCTGACATTCTACTTAAATCGTGAACTTGCATACCGCCGGAGTCTTCCATCATTTCATTATTACCACGCTGCTGCATGAATTGTAATTCTTTCTGGGCAGTACTCATGGCATCATCTAAATCATCTGTGTGGTACCAGGATTCATCTGATGTAAGTTTCCCATCTTTAATAAACTTGACCACATATTCGCCCCATTCCAAATCTTTATAAACCTTGGCGCCGAGAGCAGAATCCCCCAACTTGTCAATTAATCTTTGACTTGCCGCTTCATCCATCATTTGGTCGCGAGGCTCATTTCCTATCATGATAATTTCTGGCTCGGTCATACCCACATGATCATGATCATCATGTGGGCGCATGCCGGCCATTTTTAGCATCTGCAATAGTGCATCTGCCTTGTCACCTTGTGCGCTAATACTTACACTCTTGTTACCGTCGCTGTTCATGTTGGTGCTAACGTTCATTGAATCGTCTTGTTTCATGTCCATATCGCCACATTCAGCAACTTGACTTTCACTTAGTCCAGCCAATCTGGCCAGTTCGGTTAACTCAGTCGACGGGGCAACTTCCAGCATACCCTCGCTCATGCCACTACCCATGTCCATGTAAAAACGTTCTTCTACCCAACTGTGCGGGTCATCCTTTACTGCACTGTAAGGTATTTCACCGGTATCTCGATAATAATCGTACAATGCATGATATAAATCTGAGTCCATTTGGCCATGGGCCATGAAGTTTTTAACTTCGTGTTTAAATCTATTTTTAAGATGATCTAAAGTACCACCACCCTCAGTTAGTGATAACCCCTCGGTTACCTTGGTTGTCGATGGAGCTTTTTCTTGCATGGGTCGACCACTTAACCGCATTAATTCGTTTAATTCTTCTTCTAATTCTTCTTCTAATTCTTCTTCCTTCATTTGGATACCCATTGGGCCTCTTTTTGCAATCACATCGTCGGAATCAGTTGACATGTTAGCACTGCCTGTTACTTGAGGGCCACCCACTGTGGGCGGATTAACTGATGCAGGATTTGATGCTGTTGCCATACCAGGTGCACCAATTGCAGAACCCAGTCCCACTGGTCCCGGGGCTGGTTTAGCTCCCTGACTTGCTGGTGCTGTGCCAGTTTGCATACCTGTAACATTGGCTTGTGGAGCAATACCCAGTGCATTAGCTTGTGGTGCGGGTGTTGGTTCTGCTGCAGGTCCAGATTGCATACCTTGAACATTGGCTTGCGGAGCAATACCCAGTGCATTAGCTTGTGGTGCTGGTGTTGATGCTGCTGCAGGTGCGGGTGCGGCGGCAGGTTTTGCACCACCGGCTGCTCCTGGCAAGAAACTGTTACCTTGACCCGAGGGGTCTTGTACACCCTGTGGTGCTTTTGCTTGGTTAGCAGCAAAAGCAGCATTAGCAGATTTAACTGCTGCTCCGTAATTTGGTGCAGCTGGTTTTGCTGTAGGTTTTGCGCTGCCGCCCGCCGGAGCATTAAAATTTTGTGTGGCAAGTTTAGCCGGACCAGCTTTGCCAGTGTTATATGCTGGTGCGCTAGGATTTGATGGCAATGGTGCAGAGGGCTTTCCGCTACCACCGCGGCCACTGGTACCTGCACTGCCACCCTGGAAAAATCCAGACAGTGCGTTACCAATTGCTTTGGCACCGGCACCTACATTTGGATCATTTTGGAATGTACCATCACCTGGTGCTTCATTTAATATATTACTGTATTGTCTTAATAGTTTTGGGTTCATTTTTATCTCTTTTGCCTTCCTGCTAACCACAGAATGTCGTTTAGTTCAGTATTTATTGATTCTGATACTGTGTTTTGTTTTGATTTCTTGCTACCTTCTTTAAACATCCCCTTAACATCATCACCTGAATAATAACGTGTTTCTGGTTGACGATAGCCAGCTGGCGCAGTAGGAGTTGGATCGGTATATTTTCTACCATCAGCATCTTGGCGGTATTTTATTTCAGCTCCCATCAATCCTTTATCTCTTAACGGATATTTTTCATCTGAACTATTACTAGTTGATGGCATAGCTGATTGTTTTTGTTTAATAACGTCACCAATTGGGTCAGACGATGGTGAAGCCGCTGCAGCGGATTTAGCAAAATCTGCTCGGGATTTTTCTGCACCTAGTCTTGCGTTAACATCAGCTGCGACATTTGCTGCATTTGCTGTGTTAGCTTTGGTAGCAGCATCGATATCAGCCTGACTGGGCTCAGTACTTGGTGATGCGGTAGGTTTATTGGTTTTTCCTAGTTCTGATCTTAACCATTGATCTGATCCTGGTCCCGGACGAGTATTGGTTCCCACTGCTTGTAGATCATACGGATCTGCAGGGATAACTCCGGTACGACGTGGTGGCGTAGGATTTATTGTTGGTGTTGTATCTGGAGTTGGCAGTGGGCCTTGTCCTTTGTCATCTGATCCTAGACCATAACCTATCAACCCGCCACCTGCAGCAGCGGCAAGCGCGGTAGCTGTTCTACTTAATGGTTTACCACCCGTAGCAGCAGCGGTAGCGGTAGCGGCTTTGTTACCACCTGCGACAGTAGAAGCTGCTGGTGCTGGTTGACCTTTGCGCCATACTGCTGGATCTTTTGCCACAGTATTAGTAGTCTTGACACCCATACCCGGATTGCCATATGGATTAAAATCTTTAACGGGATTACCTTTTGAATCCGCTGGTAACTTACCAAAGTTTTTACTGAGGGGAACATCTCCAGTTACACTTTTCTTGACTAGTTTTGCTGCGTCATCGCCGTAGCCTCGCATTTGTCTTAAAGCAGCTAATCCAGCACCAAATTTATCCTCTAAGGTTTTAATTAACTGTGCTTTTTCTTCTTCAAGTTTTTTAATTCTATTCTGTAATTTTTTATCCATTGGGGTATCACTTTCTTTTAACTTTGGGGTAGCAGACGCTACCTCTTTATCTTTGTCTACTGCTGTTTTTAATTCTTCATCAGATGGAAAAAACGATCCTGTACGATACTTATCTCTAATTGCATGGGTTGCAACAGCAGGAAGCCCTAGTATCGGAACAGCCCCAGCGGCCGAAATAGCTGACCCTGTATAATCACCTAGACTGGCTCTCCTTAGTGCATCAGCACCTTGATAAGCAACGTTTAGTCCTGGTACTGCCTTGGCAATGACTCCGCCTACCTTGGGTAAAAATTGTCCTGCGGCAGCAGCCAGACCAGTAACACCTGCCACATCTGCTGCTTTACTATATGGTGTTAAATTTTCTGCGCCTTTAACTGCTGCTGTAACAGGTGCTGCAGTGGGACTAGGCTTGGCTCCTTGACCAGACTGAGGAGCAGTTACTGGTTGTTGTCCGGCGATTTTACTCAGTGTATCACCTTTTTGTACAGTGTATGTTCCACCACCGGGTAAATTAATTTTTTGACCAATCTGTATTTTGTTGGGATCGGCTATGGT